GTGTAAAAAGAAACTACAAGAAAACCCAGACAAAAAAAGTCTATATATAAAAGACGACGCTATTGGTAAAGTTAACTTTACTCCTAGAAGTCTGTTCACAAAGGCATTTGTCTCTAGGATACTAGACAAAAGCTATGAACACTATACGTCTACATGTGTTCATAAATATACTGGTGCAGATATAAAGTTTTGCAGGACACAGACAGAAACCGCCCTAACATATAACGATGGCCAGTTTGATCCAAGAAAAAGAGACATCGTAGACGCTGAGCCACAGTTCGACATAGCTATCGACGAGCCTTGGGCAAAGTTCAAGTACAAGATGCCTAATGGTGAAGAGGTAGAAGGGCAACTTGCGATCAAGGGAACTATTGACCTTGTTACTAAAGTCGCGGATGATACGATTGAGGTCGTTGACTGGAAAACCGGAAGAAGACTGAACTGGGCCACTGGGGAAGAAAAAACTTACGAGAAACTACTTGACGATCCGCAATTGTTACTGTATAATTATGCTATATCACAACTTTACCCTGAATATACTCAGGCGATAATGACGATATTTTATATAAGAGACGGTGGACCTTTTAGCATGTGTTTTGACAAGTCTGATCAGGAGAAGTTTCTGGGTATGCTTGAAAAAAGATTTAAGCAGATACAGAGAAACGATTTTCCACAACCCTGTTCTAGAAACAGAACCAGCTTCAAATGCACTAAGCTCTGCCATTTCTACAAGAACAACTGGCCGGGAACTAATATTTCTATGTGTGAGCACGTAGAGGAACATCTTAAGGCGTTTGGAGAGCAGGAAACTATAGATAACTGTACAAGAGAAGGACATAACATTGGATACTACGAAGCTCCGGGATAATTTTAATATGGGTTACATTATATGTTCACTATGTATAGCGTCTTCTACATGGTTAGCTTTAGAAGATAAAGACGCTTGGACTTGGTTCTTAGTGGCTGGATTATTTTTAGGTCTTAGTGCCATAGGTAGCGACATAAAGCGAGCAACAGGAACTTAATGGACTAAGGATTATGATTGAAGTAGAAATAACACAAGACATGAAACAGCGAGCTTGGAGAAAAGCTCGTGAAATGGGGGAGATAAACAACTCAATAACAAAAGGCGAGGGGAACATTGCGGGTTTTTTGGGTGAACAAGTTGCTAATGAAATAATAAAAGGTGACATAACCAACACTTACAGCTATGATATAGTGAAAGATGGAATTAGGTATGATGTCAAAACCAAGAGATGCACTAGCAAACCAAAAGATTATTACGAGTGTTCCATCGCCTCTTTACAAAAAAAGCAAGACTGTGATATCTACATATTCGTTAGAATAGAAAATATTAATGGTCGCTGGAAAAGGGCTTGGGTGCTTGGTCAATACTATAAGCACAAATATTTTGAAGATGCTAAGTTCCTAAAGAAGGGACAGGTCGATGGCGACAATAATTTTAAAGTTAAGGCGGATTGTTATAATATAGCAATAAAGAAATTGAAAGAGATAGAAGTTTGAACTGGATACCACTAAATTGTAAAACACACTACAGTCTACAAAAGGGTTTTTGCAAAAACAATCTGCTTTCGGAAAGATGTAAAGAGTATGGGTATAGTGCTTGCGGCATAGCAGATCTTGGAACGCTAGCTGGAGCTGTAGATTTCCATCAGCAGTGTAGAAAAAATGATGTCAAACCAATCATTGGTTGTGATTTTGACGGATACATTTTATATGCAAAGAATAAAGATGGCTGGTTTGACCTTATTAAGTATGTTTCAAATCAGAACTTGGATGTCTTAAAAGAGGTTTCCAAAAAGGGCAATCTGATTTGTGTGTCGCCTGACTCAAACGGTCTAAGAAAATTGTTTAAAAGCAATCACTTTGAATATGGGGCTATGAATGATGATGCTGTTTACTATGTAGACAAAAGTGATGCGGATTGTCATAGGATCATGCTGTGCTCAGGTATGAAAACAACAATGAAGAAGGTAAACTCATTACTAAAAAACAATCAAGAGGTTGCTAATCAGCACTTCTTTGAGAATGACAGCTTCTATCTACATGAGCCAAATAACAAAACGAACGACATAGATACGCTTAACAAAATAGCGGACATGTGTGAAGACTACGAGGTTGCTGGGAAGCCGATGCTTCCAGCGTTTGACTGTCCAGAAGGAGTAGACGAAGACCAGTATCTTACACAGCTTTGTAGAGACGGATGGAGAGACAGGCTACAGGCTCAAGAGAAGGTTTCTAGCGAGCAGGACAAAGATATTTACGCTGAGAGAATCAAGCAGGAGCTAAAGGTTATTATCAAGGCTGAGCTTTCTGGTTATTTTCTAATAGTTCAAGACATAGTTAACTTTGTTAAGAAACAGGGCTGGTTAGCTGGTCCGGGACGAGGCTCTGCTGCTGGATGCTTAGTGTCATACCTACTTAGTATAACAGACGTTGACCCCATTGAGTACGATTTGATTTTTGAGAGGTTCTACAATGAGGGAAGAAACACAGAAAACTACGTGTCACTACCAGATATTGATATGGATGTTCCTGCCGAACACAGGGACGAAGTTATTGACTATATAAAATATAAATACGGAGAAGAGAATGTAGCTCAGATGATCACATTTGGTCGCCTTCAGGGAAGAGCAGCCGTAAAAGAGGTACTAAGAATCAATGATGCTGTGTCATTTGCAGAAATGAATGCTATAACAGATAGTATCCCAGACGAAGCAAAGATATCTGACCAACTAGAATTAATGGAAGACAAGTCTATTATAAAATGGACACTAGAAAACGAGCCAGAGAATCTCAGAAACTGGTGCATGATGAATGAGGACGGCGAACTAGAAGGCCCGCTGTCACACCTGTTTGAGCAGGCTATAAAAATAGAAGGAACTAATAAGTCGCAAGGCAAGCACCCAGCGGGCGTGATCATATCGGAACATAAACTCGCTCACGTATGTCCAATGACTGAAGATAAGTCGGGAGATACTGTTGCCGCCTTTGATATGGGCGACCTAGAGGTTCAGGGACATGTCAAGTTTGACGTGTTGGGAATTGATTTACTATCTAAGATAATGGAGATTTCAAATGCTGATTAAGGCCACGAAACAAGAATACAGATCAGTGGTTTATTCTGGCTGCTATATAGAGTCTAAAGGTGTCTCATTGTGTAACCTAGAAGACTTCTTAAAAAACAGAATAGGAGTACCTAGAGCTAAATACCAAGTAGTGTCGGACAGAGACAGATTTCATGGACTTTTTCACACTCTAGACGAAGCTATTGACAAATTTATTGAATTAAAAACAAAGAGGTAGTTATGAATTATAGAGACATTATTGTATTTGACTTTGAAACCGGAGGCAGGAATCCTCACAAGTGTCAACCAACACAAATTGCTGCGGTGGCGATTCATGCTCGGAAGCTTACCTTACAACCGGGAGGAACTTTCAATAGTGAGATCAGGCCGATCATTGACGACGAAAAGGCCGTGGCCGCCGGATTCGATCCCCTTGAAGACGAGGCACTGGATATCACTAGGAAAACTAGAGGAGCTTTAGCCAAAGCACCCTTACCAAAAACCGTATGGAAGAAATTTGCTCAGTTCTGCGACAAATATAATTTCAAAAAGACGAGTTACTACGCTCCAATCGCGGCTGGATACAATATCAACGGATATGATATGCCTATTGTAGAGCGTATGTGTCAAATGTATGGCCCAGTCGATGAGAAAAGAGGACGCCAGAAAATTTTCAATCCAATCTTTACTATGGATCTAATGCAGCATATCTATTGCTGGTTTGAAAACAACTCAGATGTTAAGGGGTATAGCATGGACTATATGCGAGACTATTTTGGTATGCCTAAAGACAATGCTCACGATGCACTACAGGACGTAAAAGATACAGCGAACATCTTAATCAAGTTCCTGAAGATGCAGAGAAACCTATCTAAAAAAATTAAGTTTGAAAAGACCTTCGCTACTGGTGACATGTATGTCAAATAAGGAACACTACATTGTTACTGACCCTAGCGGCAATCGTTATTCTGTGGGCTGCCCTAATTACAGAATAACTATCGGCTGGGGTCGGCATACGCCACACACCGGAGAACTAGATATTAATAAAGACTATATAAACACACACAAAAGAAATGGCGTGTGCATTGATGTTGGTGGCCACATCGGAACGCACGCCGTTCCATATTCCAAGTTGTTTGATGAGGTCTATACGTTTGAAGCGAATAAAGACAACTACGACCGCCTTGTTAAAAATATCGGCCTAAACAACAGGACAAATATCACAGCTTACAATAAAGCCGTGAGCGATAAAAAGAGGAGAGCGTTCGTCAAACAGATGGGCACACAAAACACGGGTCAGTTTGCTGTGATAGACGACCCAAACGCCTCCTTGGAAACGGTTACAATTGACGAATTTCAAATAGAAAATGTAGACTTTATAAAAATAGATGTCGAAGG